GTCGATTGGTATCCATTCGCCTGCCATTGGTCGCCTCCGTGCGTGTGTCGCTATTTAAATGCGTGAAATCAACAGTTCTTTGTTCTTTGGTCGTTTCTTGTCTGTCACGGCGTTCGTGTACCGGATCTCAAGTTCATCAAACCCCGCCCACGAATACAGATCGCGTACCTCTTGGCAATCGTCATAAGAGAGCCGCCAATCAGCCGCCGCACCGTGCAGTAGAGATGCCAGCTCGACGTGTTCGTCGTGGCTCATGTTGTGTGCGTACAGCTGCCCGCCTTTCACGTAGTAAGGCGGATCGAGATAGAGGAAGCAGTTTTTTCTTGCCTGCAACATCACATCTCTAAAGTGAATATTTGTGATGCGTGTCGTCTTAAACTTGCGTAGCGTATTGGCGGCGAGGTAAATCGCTTGCTCAATGGATGCTGGGTTCCAACGACAACCAACCGTGTACGCGCCGCCCTGCTTCCTGCCGCCAATCGGGCCTCCAGACTTTGCACCGAAGCCGCTCATGCTCATGCGGTGCAGGGCTACCTTTCGGAAAGCATCGCGTGCAATGCAGCCAGATCGCTCTCCGTCTCGCCCCTTTAACTCGTAGAAAGATTCGGCTGTCGGCTCAAATTCGCGGACGTAGCTGACGAGAGCGTGAGTCTCATGAACCACTGAGTGCCACAACGCAAACATGCCGTAGTCAATGTCGTTAATCCAGACCTTGACGGATGGATGCACATGCTTCAGAACCTCAAGCCCAACCGCACCAGAGCCGAAAAAAGGCTCAATGTAGCCGGCATTTTCTGGCGGGTTCCAAATCGTGCCAATGAGCCAAGCAGGAAGAGATTGGCGGATGTTTCCGACCAGCTTCGCCTTTGAGCCGGGGTAGCGAATAATTGATGGCATCAAAGCACCTCATCAATTGGACGAATGGAGAGAAGCGGGCGGATCGGACGCAGCCTCGACACAGGCACTTCGCGGTTCATCCACGTGCCACGCTTGGCTGGGTAGAGCGGAAACCGAAGAACACCCGCATGAGCGATATAGCCGTCGATCGATACTGACCCAGAAAGACCAGACCAAGTTGCAAAGACAAACCAATCCACTCGCGCAATCGGTTCTCTGATTAACCGAGAGCTAAATGGCTTTCTGCCTGTTTTGACTTGGACTCGACCGCACGGAAGCAACAGATCTTTCCCGCCGTCACCACCATCTTTTAAAGCCAAGTCAACGTGGACTCCGGCAAGTCGGCACATTGCGATTTCCCCAACCTTTCCGATGACAATACCGGCATTTGTCCCGTCAACCTCAATGCCACCAAAGAGATTCATCGGCGGCACAAGACCGCCCTTCCATCCGCCTGCGCCGGTGTACTGACGTAGGCGAGAGCATCGCAACGCGAATGCGTTGCACGCCGCAACGTCGCCTACCGTAACGTCAACGAGAACAGGTGCCGGCGGTCTTATTCCTTGCCCCTCGTACTCCATGTGCTTCCTCCTCTTCCTTGAGAAACTCAGACAACCGTTCAATGCGACGACGCACGTACGCAAACTGATCAGTGCGTGTTAGCTGTCCAACAAACTTTGCGACAGCTTTTTCAATCGCGTCAGCCATCTCTTCATGAGGCGGTTGCTCTTTCTTTTGCGCTGGGTCGGCAGTGCATTCAGCCGCAAGCCTGAGCGCTGCCGCCTGCGTTAGTTCATCGCCAGTTGCGCGGCAGTTGCAGATCCATTCCTCAAACTGCTCTTCAGGCACTTGGGCAATTTTCTGAAAACGGCTCGACTGCATCCGCTCAATACCAAGGTCTGTGAGTAACATCGTGTTACTCACCCCGTTGTCCCCCCGTCCGCCCGTAACCGCCGTCAGCATTAGCCCCAACTGACGCTCGGCACGCCGGACAATTTCTTGGGCTTCCGTCAAGGCTTCAACGCCAACGTCACGCCGTGACTTGGCAAGGCGTATGGCAGCTTCGCCGCAATCACGAACGTCCTTAAAGTCCTCAAGCGTCTTAGCTTGAGCAAGCGCCGTTCTGGCGCGACTGCACAGCGAAATCACCTTGTCATCACCCATTACGCCAGCCTCCACTCACGCTCTGGCCTGCCGCTCGCGCTCATCCGCTCCGCTCCCGTCACCTCGATAAAGCCCTCACGCTCCAGCTGCCGCAGCCGCTTGCCAACAGCGTGGCCGCTCAAGTTCGCCCGCTCCGCGATGCCGTCCTTGCTGGCTGGCCCCAATCGCAGCGCCGCCAGAATCCGCTTCTCATGGTCGGCCAGCACACCGCCAGCCATCGACGCCGAGGTGTGCGAAGTTGGTGGATCTGATCGCCGTGCCAGTGCCGGCACATCGAACATCGGTAGGTAGCCAGCGTGTTTCATGCGATCACCTCCTGCCCAGCATCAATCAGCTGTTCAGCCTCATCATCAAACAATGTCCTGCTGTTCTTCTCGTGCGTCTCAGTTACGCCAGCCAGATTCTTCAGTGCCTGTGCGTAGTATTCTTCTTTAAGTTCGCAGCCGTAGAAACGCCGCCCACGTTGAATGGAAACGTAGCCCTCGCTACCAATCCCTGCGAATGGCGAAAAGACTATTTCGCCGGGCTGACTGTAGAGCCTTACAAGCCGATCTATAACGTCGAGCTGCAGCGGGCAGATGTGCCTTGTGTCTTCTTCGCTTCTGGCCGCTTTGGCATTGAGCGTGTTGGTTTCGCGGATGTCGCTCCAGCAACACTCAGCCCAATCTATCCACTCATTCCTGCTAACGTCGCCCTTGGAATTTATCGCTTTTGCGTTCTCGCCGGGAGCACGAAACTTGATTAGATAATCCGGCAAACATCCACGCTGCCTAGCCCTATCCGATTCCAAGCCAGAGAACTGCAGCTCCCTGCTTCGCGTGCGAATCGCCTGCGCTTGCGGGTTTTTACGCACCACCCAATCGTATTCGTAAATAAGGCCCGCTCTTTCGCCAAGCCTTATGTTCAGCCCTCGATAGTCATGCAGGCCCACTTCGCCGCTTCTCTTTAATCTAGGAATCTGCATGACGTGTACTACAGCAGCCCTGCCTGGCTTAAGCACTCGCTTCAGCCCACGAAAGAAATACGAAAGGTGCAGCTTTGCTTCGCCTTTCATGTTCTCGCTGTTTCCAATGTCCTCCGATTTACTTGTGTAAGAAAACAAACTAGGAAACGGTGGCGAAAAAACAGAGAAGTCAACTGACGCTGGCTCCATAGATTCCAGCATGTGCGGTATGCAGTCGCCGTTAAACACTTTGTACGATTCTGATTTAGACAATAGCTGCACGGAACATCTCCTCTTGTTTTTTTGTGTCAAGCTCAACGCGGCTTGCTTTCCTTAATACGTTTTCGATCATCGGCCTTTCAATATCCGTAACAGGTATATGAACCATCAGCGGCCTAGAGCTGCCTATCCGGTTGCTACGCTTAACGGCCTGATAGTATTCCTCGTAGGAGTCCTGCAAGCCGCTGAACACTTGCCTAGTACAAATCTGCAAGTTCAATCCAAAGCCTAGAATCTTTGGCTTTGTAATTAGCACGCGAATCTTTCCAGCCTTGAAGCTGTCTATTATCTTCTGGCGTTCTTCGTGCGGCGTGTTGCCATCGATGCTGGCAGCTTCTGGCAGCAGTTGTAGTATTGCTTGCTGCTCGTCGTTGTACCTGCACCAGATAATGGTTGATTCTCTGCCGAACTCACGCACCAGCTCTGCGATGTATTTTGGCTTGCCGCTGCTTTCGCATTTCGCCATCCGTGACAGCTTTGCCCGCGTTGTGATGCCGCCAAGATTAGTAACAAATAGCTGCCCGGTCAGCTCTTGCACGCTGCGAGTCTGCTGGTCTGACATCTCGACTTCTTCAATGTTTACATGGATTGGAGGAATGCTTTGGACGTTATCCTTCCATCCGTAGGTGCTTGGATCGTTTAGGAATATCGACCAGTGCGAAAGGGCCTTGTAAAACGGCTCCAATGCGTGCGGCTTTAGCTCCCAGCGTTCGCTGGTCTGCCCGCGATTGACAAAGAAACGAGCCAGAAAGCTATTTACATTTGGGAATGCGTCAAGAAAAACTGCGTGATTTGCAAACTCGATGCGGTCATTTGGTGCAGGCGTGCCGGTCAAGGCCAACTTCCACTGAACGCCAGCTCCAAGCCGCAAGCACACTTGACCCCACTTGCCGTAGTGGCTCTTAAGCATTGATGACTCGTCAAGAATCAGCCCGCCAAGATCGCCGCTGGATGTTTCATCCTTCAAGGCATCGTAGTTTGTGATGCCTAGCTTGCCCTCACTTGTGCTCATCCACTTATTTAGGTCTTTTGCTACCACCTTTTCTATTGGCAAGGCATCGCCGTAAAACTTCGCTGCCTCGTCTATGGTCTGCTGAACAACCATTAACGGCGAAACAATCAACACCGGCTTGTTTTGCACGGCACGGACATGCCTAGCAAACTCCAGCAGCATCAACGTCTTGCCAAGACCACAATCGGCAAAGATTGCATATTTCTTTTTGAGAATCGCAAGCCGCACTATGTCTCTCTGATAATCAAAAAGACCTTCTTTTGGTAAATAGTCGCTCGGCTGTTCTGCAATGCCAGAAACAATGCCAAGCTGATTGCCGTACTCATCTGGCACGACAGCCACCCGGCCATGCATCTCGTATCGTGGCAGGCATTTAATCTTTAAGAACAATTTGTAGGCTTCGATAGTGTCGTCAAGATAAATCCTCATGCAATCACCTCCTGCCCAGCGTCAATCAGCTGGCCGATGCGGGCGTGCAGCTGGCCCACCAAATCATCGAACTCAAAATTGGTCAGCAGCCCACTGGCTTTTCTTTCGTCGAGCATTGCCCGCAGCGTCTCGCAGCGGTCAACCGTTTTCGCCCGCACAATCGCAGAAGC